GCAGAACGTGATAATGGACAGCGCCACGCTTTTGCAGCTCAGCCACCCACACGTAGGGTAATTTCGTTCCGTAACGGCCACCGAGCGATTTACGCCTAGACCACATTTGCACCGATGACATGAAATTGGATATATGCTCCGGTCGCCATTGATCGTCGCGCTCATACGTTAGCGTAACCATTATTGGCGTCCATTGGACCGACGACGCCCGCAGCCGATCATTGACGAGCCGCGCCGTTGTCATCACGCCTTTTTTCAAGCGGTAGACACGCGCAAGCGCGGTATCCAGCACGACGGATTGACCGCCAGAAATTCCTTGAGGTATCATTACATCACCGAGTTTTACGCACCCGCCAAGGTGCACCGAGTTTTAGAAGCCCCGCCGCCAAGCGGGGTTTTTTTTCGTCTAGCCGGAAGTTTCCACTTTTACGGCGATTAAGTCAAAGGCGGGAAAAAAGCAAAAGCTAAAAGGAACTGTGCTGCACAAACGATAAAGCTGTTTGTTTGTCCCTTCGGGATTTCCCCTGACGGGGAAACATTCGTTCCTTTTTGCTTTTTTCCCGGAACCCCAAAACCCAACCCCAAAAAGCGAACCCCGGAAACGCCTTGTTAGAGTTGTTGTAAAACAGACAAGCCCCGCGCGGCTTCGCCGCGCAAACCAATCCAGCACGGCAGGAAGAATACCATTGACATACAGAGCAAAGATCAAAACCGGGTTTTCAGGGGAGGGGGGGGGGGTTGAGGACGAAGCGAAGGCAGGGAACACAATCCTTTGACCCGCTGCTCGGTCTAGTCTGAGCATGTCAGGACAGGGCCAGCCCGAGGAATCAAACGGAGCCCAACGCCGGGACGGCGCCCGGCCAAACTATTGACGCCGCCCGCGACACTCCCGACGCTATTTACCGCAACAGGGGCACAGGCCTGCCGCTTTACGCTCTTTCCTCAGTTTAGCCTGCCGCTGTGCGCCGGTCATTGGTTCAGACCCGGACGATGGACGCCCGGGCTTACGCTTGAGCAGATCCGGGGTTTTGGACGCCGCGCCAGTTTTATGCTTTGCCATCAGTACCACCCATCCCGGGAATAAAGGCCTTCGCGCGGTTCACCAACCTCGACGCCCGCTTCGTCAATGTACGACGTGCACCACACCGTTGAACCCGTCGGAATCGATCCCGGCGCATCAAGGGCCTGAATTCGGCAGTCGTGATATTCAGCAAAAAGCCAATTTCCACACTTACCGTTTAGGCCTTCTTCCCAAATGCACTTCATCAATTGGCGCGGAGTGCGGTGACTGTTGAAAACCTTGCGATGATTTAACATTTGGATGCCCCTTCTTGTTTCGTTACGGTGACTATATTATCTATTAAAATGGCCTGCGATGCAAGCCTTTTTGTTATAGTGACATAAATATATTTCTATCAATGATGATAGAACTATAGCAATTGGCTATCCGAACGCCCCGAGCGAATTAAGCCTATGCCAATGCCGCAGCCTATCGGCTTCCGGCAGCTTTTGTAGAATTTGAACCAGTTCATGCTTTGACTTATGGACGGCACGAGGGCCGACCGCCCAACCCATCGCCGTAAGAATTGACTCACGCCACCCCGGCGAGTTCCAGCCCTTCAAATGCCACGGCGTCAGATATGAATACGCGCCGCTGGAATAGCTATCGCTGAACACTTGGCGCGTGTTATACGCCTCATAAAGATCATGCGCCCGATATATCCACCGATCGGCAATAGGTGCATGCTGCTCTGTTCCATACTTGACTACCGCAACATGAATCTTCGGCAGATTGCCCGACAGATAACCCGCCGTAAGCGACTGTATCAACTTGCCAACGAAAGGCACCTTGATCCGATCCAGCCTGCGACAAGTCACCAGATACTCAACGAGACTCGTTCGCACTTGCTTATCGATCTGTTCAAGGTGCTGGCAGATGAAATAAACGTCCCACCCGTATTTTCGGCTATGAAGCAGCCAGTCGATAACCGGCATTCTAGCCTTGTCGTTGAACGTGCGACTATTTAGCCACGTCGCCAATTCATCAAGGACAATCACGCCATTTTTCGTTTCGTCCATTGTGGGATTGCCCTCACCCAACAATTCCAAATCCGAAACATCTGGCTTATCAGGCAGGCGCACCGCCGAAAGCGTACGCTTTTTTGGATTTCCCATTCTTGACGGCAGCAGCTTATCAAGGTTCAGGTCTAGATTGGTCGCCACTTTGCGCCCGGATAGCAGCGCGTCGCGAATCACGCCGACGCTCGAGAGCGTCTTACCGCTGCCGAGCTTACCCGAAATCAAATAGATCGCCATCAGTTGCCGTACACCACAATGTCGGTTTTCTTGCGCCCGAGGTCATAGGCGCCACGACAGATTTTAGCGCTTACGACCGTCGCAAGACACAAAGCCGTATTACCGGGGATGAACATGCCGATGAACGTCAGCAGCCACGCTGACAATGCCGCTTCCGCCGCACCAATAACACCGATCATCGAGACAACGAGGGTATTAATGCACGAAATAAAAATGACCACGAGCGCGGCGAGCGTAGCCAGACCGGCAATAACTGTTCCCGCCTTGCGGCTTGCAATGGCAAAAATGGCGGCAATCATAGCAGTGATGCCACCGTACAGCCCTGCAATAAGTTTAATCATTTAGTCCTCCCTGCGGAAAAGCTGCGAATAGACCGCAATGGCCGATACCACCGCGAGCATGTAGCCGATTGCGTCCCGGATCTTGTCGACATACGGGCAGACGTTCCACGACACCGACTGACCGTGAATCGTACTTTCCCACGGCGAACAGTTACCAACAGGTGGAGTCCAAACCCACGAAAACCAATTACCCTTATCGCCCGCATACTGGCCGGGTATCGCTTCGGATTTGACTTTCAGTTCATCGTTCATGGCTTGAGCCTTGGCAGCAACGTCATAGTTCGGAGCATTCGCCGCTCCCGTACCAGCGTGTATTTCATCCAGCTTGGACTTGACCGCAAGTTGGGTATTTTCCCGGTTGTAATCCGTTGGGAATTCGATCTTTTGAGCGACAGGGGTAGCAGTGGGCGATGCCTGCTCAATCGACCCCGGCACCGTCGTCGAACTTATGTTTGTGACATTGCCGAGATTGTTGATTGTCAGATTGTTAATCGTCGTCGTCGTCTGATTGTTGTTTGTTGTCTGAACCCGCTGATCTATTTTGTAACCCCCGCCCGACTGCGGCGTTATTGTGGTCGACGTGGGATTTCCATACGGATCATTCCCATATTGCTTAGACGGGTTCATTATCTCCGCTGGCGATGGCGTTTGCGGTATAGCGTCCGGATCTCGCGGATCCGCCTGCAATCCAGATCCATCCAGTGTAGGGACATAGGTTGGCACGCCATCGGCAGGCCACTTCACGGCCGTCGGATCAACAATAGTGCAGTACCCCTGCGACAGCGTATAGCCCGGAGAACAGCTTGGATCTGGCATGCAAGTAGTACCGTTCAGAGTGCCGCCTTGTGGGCAGGTGTAATTATTACCATGCGCGGCAAGGAGTTCACAACTGCCGCCCTGCGAGGTTGGACCCATGTAGCTGCACGTGTATTGCATGCTGGTCGTTGTACTACCAGCAGTAGGAGGCTCAACCGACGGCCCCACACTAACCACGTTACACGTGGGCGGTGGCGACATATTGACGACCAACGACCGCTGGCAAGCTTTCAATAGCATTTCCTGAAAGCCAAGTCGATCATCCGGATAGTACGTCGACGACCACGCACGGCCGGAGGCTGTCGCCTGATAGGGTTGCGATGCAATAACGGGCGAGGTTGTCGGCGGTGACGGAATACCGCTTGGCGTCGCCGTCCAACCCGCAGGCGTAGCTACTGGAGCATCCCGCGCCCGAATTGCCACCCGATCCCCGCCGTTTTTTTCCAGCAGATACTGCATCACGGGCGTCCCGAGCGTTATCGCCGCGATCCACGGGTTTGCACGACCCAGCATCGTAGCAGCCGTAGCTACAACTTGACTACCCGCGAATCCGTTAAGCGGACCGCCCGCCAGCGGTACATAAAATTGACGCCCCGACAGGGACGACGCCGCATTATATGTGACCGCGTGAGCGGATGCAGGAATTGCAAGTGAAAGCAACGTCCATAAGACCGCCAGTATTCCCGCATTAATTCGCTTTCCCATACAAACCCTTATTCGGCTCGATATAACAATGGCAATCTTCTATGGAAGAATCCGGCTGAAACGACGAAGGAGTCGGCTTTTGACCGACCCCCCCGAAGTACGACAGGGCCGACCACGCAAACAACGCGGCGACGACCCAGCGCATGACCTGTTAGGCCTTGCCGACGAAGCGCTTGAAGAGCTTGAGGACGATAACCATACCCAGAACAGCAGCGGCATACGGAAACACCGTAGTGAAGATGCTGGTCGCGTCGGCGGTCATATCAGTGACAGTCGTTGCGACAATCGCAGGGACAGCCGCGAAAGCAGAGCCAGCGGCAAAGATCGGCAGAAGAACGGCCGACTTGAGAGCAGTTTTGTATTGCATATTCCCTCCTAGGGAAAAAGTTGAACTACACGACGGGGTAATGAATCCCCCCCAAGAGCCGCCGCGTGCGGCGACCCTTGGGGGGGCGCCCTCAGCCCATTTCTACAAGCCGCCTGAAAAACTTGAGCAGATGCCCCATACCAAAGCCGATGCCCCATGCGCCGAGCAGGTAGCCGCAGATTTCGCCGATGTTCATGCCGCCTGACCTGCACGAAAGCCGAACGCCCACATAGCACACAGACCGACCACGAAAACAACGTCCTGCACTGTATAGGCATCCATTATCGATTTGGCTTGCCGTCACAGCGTTCCATCCCGCAATAGGATACGAACGCATACCCCTTTGAATACCGCGAGTTGTAGTAATCATCCGACGACGCGCAGCCCGTGAGCAGCCCAAGCACCACGACAGTACCGAACGCAATGAGGAAGTAGATCAGGCCGCGCGCAGTCATTTAAGCCGCCCGCTTGGTCAGACCGCAGACAATCGCTTGCAGCTTGCCGCCCCGGTTTTCCATATCGGTATCAACATCCATCACGGCTGGAAACTTGAAGCCGGCAAACTGCTCGATAGCCTCAACCTTAAGCGGCACCTCAGACGGCTCGAAACCGTACCCGGAAATCGCCAGCCCTTCCTTGGCGAACGGCTTAATGGGTTGTAGAACCATGAGCGTCGCCATGTCATACGGCTGTTTGGAGATTTTGCCAACGCCCTGCATACGACGGACGCCAAGAACGGTTACTTGCATTTTCGATTCCTTCCGGATGTAATTGAGTAAATGTACGACGAGCGAACGTTACACTTTTACACTAAAGGAAGTCAAGCGATGAATGCAAACCTATGGAAAACCGTAAAACTACATCCGGCCATGCATGCCCAGCTCAAGGCAGAAGCGGCACGCGCTGGACTTCCATTATCTGACCTCTTGGAGACCGTTTTAACGGACTGGCTGCGACGGCAAGGCTTACCATGCCCGCCCGTTCAATATCGGCGATCCACTGCACACGATTTGTTCCTAATTGGTAATCCCAGTCATCCCGGCGATCTTCCGATTGACGAGCAATCCGCCCCAACCACTCCCGATGAATTGCCGTAGCTGTACACTGGATTTTATCCCGCTGGCATTCTGTAATGGGTTTTCTGACCAAACGCACCGACGAGAACTCACCTTGACCGACCGCCGACAAACCCCATTGGGATTCTGTGACCTCACCAGTATCGACATTTTGCCAACCGCCGCCCTTGGCACGCCGAAAGCCGCAGGAACCCTCCTCGCCTGACCGCATATCCTTTGGAAGCTTCCACCAGGCCACGACACGTTTCTCACGCTTGTCTAGACCACCGATCCCATGCAGCCGCAAGCCCTTGGGGAACTCAGCCTGACCCTTGCTTTCGAACTTGCTGGCATATTTCGCCACGTAGCCGACCGGATTCTTGACCCGATCCACGCCCGACGACCCGAATTTCCACCAGCCCTGTTTATCAGGGTATGGAATGCGCCAGCGTTTCGGAATCCAGAGCAGAACGTGATAATGGACAGCGCCACGCTTTTGCAGCTCAGCCACCCACACGTAGGGTAATTTCGTTCCGTAACGGCCACCGAGCGATTTACGCCTAGACCACATTTGCACCGATGACAT